TCAACAAACATCGAAAGAGACATTCAGAACGAGTTGGTGTTAGCACCTCTATTTAGAGAAATTCCAATGACTTCTGCTAATATGATTATACCTATCTTACCAGATGCTGGTTATGCTGAATTCGCTTCAGCTCAAGCAGCTAGTGGTGCTTCACCACATGGTAACTTGCAAGAAAGAGGGGACGCTTACAACCCTGGTTCTGCAGGCGGTGTTGATCTAGCTGAAAGAACTCTTTCAACTAAAAAACTTATTTCACAATCTTACTTAGGTAATGAAACTGAAGAAGACGCAATTCTACCGATACTTCCTTTAATTAGAGAATCAATGGTGAGAGCACACGCTAGAGGCATAGAGAATGCTGTCCTAGCTGGTGACGATGCTGATGGTGCTTATGGTACTTCAGGTGCAGCTTTTGAAGGTCTTTTACACTTAGCAAGAAATGATTCAGACTACACACAATCAGGTACAGCTTTTGCTTCTGATAAAATTGTAGCAACTGACTTACTTGAAATGAGAAAGAATATGGGTAAATATGGTATAAACCCAAGTGAAGTAATATATATTGTTTCACAAAGGTCTTACTATGAATTATTAGAAGATGCAGAATTCCAAGACGCTAACCTAGTTGGCGACATGGCTACTAAGCTAAATGGTGAAATCGGACAGGTTTATGGCTCTAGAGTCTTAATGTGTGACGAGTTCGCTACTCCAGCAGTAGCTAAATTTGGAGCTATCGCAGTTAACCCAAGAAACTATGTAATGCCAAGATTAAGAGGCGTTACTATTGAATCAGACTACGAAGTAGCAAACCAAAGAAGAGTCCTAGTGGCTTCTCAAAGAATAGGTTTTACCGACCTAATCGACGGTGCAACTTCTAAGTGGGGTTGGATGTATAAAGCTGACTAATATTAGCAATAAGGTTTTGGTGGGTTACCTTAAACCCACCACTTTTTAACTATGGCAGATTTAATTACAGTAAATGAATACAAAGACGCAGAAGGCCTAAGAGGCGAGAAAGACGACGACCGTCTTGCAATAATTGTACCTCAAATATCTGATTTAGTTAAAAAATACTGTGGAGTATCATTTCTTGATTACTACAGTACAAATAAAGTAGAAACTTTTACAATTGAGGATAACTACACATCAACGATAATAGTCAGCGAGAGTCCGTTAGTATCAATTAATAAAGTGGAAGAAAGAACAAGTTATTCAGATGATTATCAAGAATTACTTACAACTAAATATGAGTATTATATAGACCAAGAAGCCGATGCTATTATAAGAACTAATACAACTGGTAATCCAATAAGTTGGAAGAAAGGTGTAGGTGCTGTTAAAATCACATATAAGGCAGGTTACGCAAGTACTCCAAAAGATTTACAACTAGCTCTGTTCGACTTAGTAAATTATTACATGAAAGACGAGCATAAAGAAAGAAGAACTCTAGGTGGCGCTCAGTTACAGAATCAAGGGACTGCTGGAATTAGAAATAGTACTGATTTTCCAGACCATATCAAAAGAGTACTTGATTTGTATAAAGTTGTTATTTAATGGCAATACGACAATTAAAAGCAGAAATACTAAATATTATTCAATCTACAGAAAGAAAAACTAGAAAAGAATTAAGCCAAAATATGATAGAATCCTATGTATATGATAAAAAGTACATAGAAGAATGGTGTGAGTTTGCTATGGTTAAAGCAAACATTCCTGTAGAGGAAAGAAAGCATGCAAACACAATGAGAGCAGCTTTTAATCAAACTCTTAGAAAAGAATTTAAAAAAAGTAATGAACCTTTTCATATATCAACTCCATTTGGCAAAGGTGGAGTAGTAGTAACTAAAGTATCTAGAGCAACAGGAACAAGAGAAGCAGCTAGTAGTAAAGAAAAAAGAGCTACAGGAGAAGCTAAAAATAAAGCCTTAAGAGCTCTCGAAGCAAAAACAGGTATTAGTATCGGTGCTTCAGATAGACGAGATATAAAAAGTGCTATGCACGGACACCATGGAGGTCCGAATAGAGATGATGATAAGACTACTTTAGGAATGGTAGGTGTTGAAGAAGCCATGCCAAAAGCAAGTAGACAGATTGAGTCTTTAATTGATGAGTTAAATCAAATAACTCCCGATGAAACTTTAAGAGAAGTAGTAGTATCAAGTTTTAATGATTTAATTCATATAGAAATGGGATGGAGCAGAAACCCTATAAGAGTACTGGCTACTAGAAACAGTAGAACTAGAAACCCGAGCACAAATAGTTACGTTTTAGACAATGTAATTACAGTAAGTTTTGCACTAGGTAGAGGGTCTAACTTTCAAGGAGCAGCTTATACAGATGCTATGAAAGATTGGGATAGAGGAGTAGATAATAGATTAACTAGAACAATAAACTCCATGCTAGACAGAGTTGAGAGAAATGTAAATAACTTTGTAAAGCAACACATGGAAAATCATCCTTTTGATGTGTTAACAGTAGGAGGAAGTCCAAGTGTTATAGATAATGTTATAGCAGAAGGACCAAAATTTATAATACAAAATCTATTTCCTCATAAGGCACGCCCTGACATGAGACTAAAAGTTAATAAAAAACTTTTCTCAGAAATGAAAACTCCTAAAAAAGGTAATACAGGAATGGTACAAAGTAAGAAGACTACTAAGCCAGCAAAAAGAACACCAAGAAAAGGATTACCTAGAGTATCTTCGGGAATGAGAACAGAAGGACGTAGTAATCCAATGGCACTAAAAGCTTTATTGAACGAAATGTTACCTCAAACAGTAGCAAGAAATATGGTATCTCCTGCATTACGATATAGAACAGGAAGATTTGCAAACTCAGTAAGGGTAGACAATATAACACAAGGGCCTAGAGGTGGAAATACAATGATTGAAGCAAGTTACATGAATAATCCTTATGAAACTTTTGCTCCAGGAGGAAAAATGTATACAGCTCAGAGAGACCCAGAGAGATTAATAAAAAGGTCAATTAGACAAGCAGCTACAGCATTAGTTGGAGCAAGGTTCGGAATAGAGATACAATAATGGAATCGACACTAGCAAGGAAACATACCACGCGACGTCGTGCCATAGTTGAAGCACTCTGTTTAAAACTAGAAGAAATAAATGGTAGCGCACCTTTTAGAACTTCAGTTGCGAGTGTAGAAAGACGACTTAAGTTTTGGGACGAAGTAAACGAATTTCCAACAATACATGTTGGAGCAGGTACTGAAACACGCGAGTATGAAGGAGCGGGTTTTAGATTTAGATTTTTAAGAATAACAGTTCGATGTTATGTTTCAGATGATAGTGATGTTATCGAAGCACTCGAAGAATTGTTAGAAGATGTTGAAACGGTAATAGAGGATAACGACCCACTAACATACTATGATTCAACAGGAACATCTCATAATACAGTACAAACAACAATTGGTACTGTAGATACAGATGAAGGCGTATTGGAGCCTCTAGGTGTAGGAGAAATCACCTTAGAGATTCGATATTAATTAGGAGAAAAGAATGGCATTTTTCTTTAGTAGAGATACCAAAGTATTTATGGAATGGTCAGAAGATAGCACTACAGCAAATACAGCTCTGTATGAGATACCTGTATTAGATGGGTTTTCTTTTAGCCAAGGCACAAATACTTCAGAGGTGACATTAAGCGAAGCAGCAACTTCAGCAGGATACAGTAAGAGAGGCAGAGCAATGTTTACTGACTCTTTCGCGCCTGCAGAATGGAGCTTTAGTACTTATATGAGACCTACAAAGTCAGGTAGTGCAGCAGCTTTTGCTAGTGGAGAACACTCCGCAGCTAATGCTCATTTTGCAGTAGAAGGCCCTCTATGGGCAGCTTTAACTGCAAAAGACTATGACAAAGCATGTGGAGGAGACTTCACATCAGGAACAGGCACAGGCGGTTTAGCTTTTGATTTTGCAAATTCCAATAACGTACAAGTAGGAACATTCAACATGTTCTTCGTACTAGGAGCTGCAAAAGATGCTACACCTACATCATTTGCAAGTTCAGGCGACGTAACTATTTACAAACTATCAGATTGTTCAGTAGGTTCTGCATCAATTGATTTTGATATAGAAGGTATTGCTCAAATCGCATGGTCTGGAAATGGTAAAACAATAGAGGAAGTAGCTGCATTAGATACATCAACTGATAACACTGCGGCCCCTAAAGGATTAATTGCTGAAGGAGTTGGTACAACAACTAACTTTATCAGAAATAAATTAACAGATTTATCTATAACTTATGATGCTTCAGAATCTACAGGGACATTAGGTTCCTTAGGCGCAAGTGACCAAGCTTATAGTATAACATTAACAGGTGGAAATATAACAATTGAGAATAATCTCACATATTTAACACCAGAAACATTAGGTACAGTAAACCTACCGATTGGTCATGTAACTGGAACTAGAAGTGTCTCAGGTAACTTTACTTGTTATCTAAATTCAGACTCTAATAGTTCTATGGACTTATTCGAAAAGCTTCAAGAATCAAGAGGAGTTATTACTAACGCTTTTGATTTAGCTTTCGGAATCGGCGGTTCAACAGCAGCTACTCCTAGAGTAGTAGTTGATGTACCAAAAGCACACTTAGAGTTACCGACTCATAGTTTTGAAGATGTAGTATCAGTAGACGTGGCTTTCCACGGTTTAGCTAGTGATTTATCATCAGCAACAGCAGCCTCTGCAACTAACGAAGTTAAAGTAACATATAAAGTAGATTAATAAAACTCGGGAGGGGTCATTCCCTCCCACTTTTTAGGACAAAAAATGACAGAACAAAAAGAAGTAAAAACACAACCCGTTTCGCTCAAGAGTTTATTAACTCCAAGCAAGACAGTATCAATTGACTATCCAGGTTATGATGGCTTTTCAGTTGACCTAACATATTTAAGTAGAGAAGAATTAGTTAAACTTAGAAACAAATGTATGAAACAAAAGTTTAACAAAAAGACAAGAGCTTTTGAAGATTCACTCGATGAAGAACTATTTTTAGTAGAATACGTTAGTTCAATTATAAAAGGATGGACAGGTTTAAAATATAACTACTTAGAAGAGTTTCTATTGGTAGATGTAAGTGGACAAGACCCCGAAGAAGAACTTCAATACACAGCAGAAAATGCTGAGTTATTAATGAAGAACTCAGGCGATTTTGACCAATGGGTAACTGATACTGTAGGCGATTTGGAAAATTTTACGCAAAGCAAGTAAATTATATACTTGCACTTATAAAAAGAAGCTATAAAGATACAGGTATAGACCTAGAAAAATATCTAGCTGTCTGTGAGCAGTTAAATCAAGAACCTGACCCAGACAAAATGCCTGTAGATAGAAGTATTTTCCCATTGGAAGTTCAAGAAGCGTTTATGCTTCATGACTTTCTATCTGAAAGATGGGATGGTATGAATGGCTACTATCTCGGAAAAGACTACTCAGCCTTAGAAACTTACTTAAACGTTTTAGATATAGAAGACTCAAAGCAGTCTTTGTATTTCTTGAAACATATTGAATATTATAATTCTGAAAAGATTAACGCATCCATAAAAGCAAAAAGAGATGCAGAAGAGCGTAAAGCTAAAATGAAAAGGTAATGACAAAGAAGAAAAAAGGCGCAATTATAAGTTTTGAGGTCACCGATGACGGTACTCTAAAACAGTTAGGTAGAAGAGCCAAATCAGCAAGTAAAGACGTAGACAAACTGGGTAAATCTACAGGAGATACTCGTAGAAATCTACAATCCATGTCCGGACGTACAGAATCTGCGTCCAAATCATTTTCACGTTTACAGCAAGGTACTGGCGGCCTCGTGCAGTCCTACGCGATTCTTGCATCAACAGTCTTTGCTGTAACAGCCGCATTCAGAGCGTTAGAAAACGCACAGAATATTCAACAACAAATCAAAGGTTTCCAAAGACTTACAGAAATTACAGGTACGTCTATGCTTACGATAACAAATAGAGTTAGAGAAGCAGCGAATGGATTGCTTGATTTCCAAACAGCAGCACAACAAACAGCTATTGCTACAGCAGCAGGATTTAGTGCAGAACAAATAGAAGGACTAACAGTAGGAGCAAAAAATGCTTCAGTTGCTTTAGGTCGAGATATGGTAGATTCGTTCAACAGATTGATTCGTGGTGTGACAAAAGCCGAACCAGAACTACTCGATGAACTTGGTGTCATTTTAAGACTAGACATAGCTACAAGAAACTATGCTGCAAGTATAGGTGCAAGTGCTGATAAACTTACTATTGCTCAAAGAAGAACAGCTGTTTATAACGAAGTTAATAAGCAGTTAGAACAAAACTTTGGGGCAATTGGACCAGAGGCAGATGATTTAACAAACCAGATTAGTGCTTTTACTACTTCATTAGGTGATATAGGTATTGCAATAAGTGGAGCCGTTTTACCAGCTATAAATGCTCTTATAGGATTTTTAGATAGAAACAAATTAATATTAGGTGGTTTTTTAGCCATATTTGCACTTAGATTAGCAAACGATGTTATACCAGGGTTATCAAGAGCAGGAACTGCAGTTGAAACTTGGACAAATACTTCAAAACAAAGAATAAAAGATTTAAATTTTGAACTAGAGAATAATGGTAGAAAATACAAAAAATTAAGTACCGTACAAACATCTGCAACAAATAAAGTATCAAAAGCTTTTAGAGCATCGTTAAAGAAAAGAGGAGTAGATGAAAAAGTATTCTTTGAAAAATCTGCTGCAAACCAAAAAAGGTCTATAACTGCTCATATAAATAGTCTTAAAAAACAAGAAGCTGCAACAGGAAGGTCTATGAAAAGGCAAGTAGCTATTCAAGAGGCAGCGTATAAAAAAATTGTACTATCATCAAAAGTTACAGGTAAAAAAGTAGGAATAAATCTTAATTCTGGCGTTATAATGGCAGAAAAAGGATTAATAAGATTAAAACTT